AAAATTTTAACCTCACCAAATAGTAGAAATGCCTGTCACATCACCCCAAGGCACACTCGATTTCAAAAAAAGTCGATAAGATAACATTCGTTGGGGCTTCGTCTAATACGGTTATTGACACGACAACAGGAAGTGTCGGTATCGGTGTGGTTGGCGATGCCCTCAGTTCAAACCTTCATGTCGTGGGTGATACACGCATGGAGGGAAATATTAACATGCTTCACACATCCAACACAGCTTCCATCAAACTCAATTCAAATGTCGTCACAGAGTTCCCCAGGTCGAAGAAACTCATCAAGTATCCGAGGGTGGCTTTGACGACTGCCGCTAATAACGCGTATGAAAGAGTGTGAACATTTAGTCTACGCTGTTTTCCACTTTTACGCATCAAAAGAAGCTCGAACGAATGATAAAGAACATGTAAAACGCGACTTTTGTACTGTGTGTGCGACTTCTCTCGAAGATCTACATGGACAGGCGTATGCAGAGTTTAAAAAAAATACATTAGTTGAAGATGATATTTAATGGGAATACCAATAAAAGATTCTTACAAACCGTGTCCCAGTTTGTAAGTCGCTCGTATCTAACCTTCTAAGAATCTTACAGATTCGTCCAAGCTCGGTATCAAAGTGCTTCCAGCACTTAAAAATAAACTCTCACTATATTATAAAATGTCTGGTGGTATCGCCCAACTCGTCGCCGTCGGCGCTCAGGATGTGCACCTCGTCGGTCAGCCCGAGGTATCTTTTTTTAGGTCTACCTACAAGCGTCACACAAACTTTTCCCAAACTGTCGAGCGTCAGGTCATCCAAGGCAACGTCTCGAACAACGGTATGTCGACCGTCCGCTTCGAGCGCAAGGGTGACATGCTCAACTATGTTTATCTCGCACCCAACACTGGTACTGCGGCTACCGCTGTCGCTGACTGGAAGACTGTAATTTCCAAGGTCGAATTGTTAATTGGAGGCCAGCTTGTGGATGAACAGGATTCTACCTACTCTACCCTCATTGCCCCCACTCTCTCCGCGACCTCCGCTTCTAAGTCGGTCGCTGGTGATCTCTACGGTGGCTCTACCAACGAGCGCTTCTATCCTCTTCGCTTTGCCTTTTGTGAAAATTGGCAGACTGCTCTCCCTCTTATCAGTCTTCAGTATCACGATGTGGAGCTTCGCATTACCTGGGGTGCAAACGCTGCGGACCATAAGTGGGACGTCTACGCGAACTACGCCTATCTCGATACCCAGGAGCGTGAGATGTTCGCTTCTCAGCCCCAAAACATGCTCATCACTCAGGTCCAGAAGGCGATTGCCTCTAACTCTAAGATTCAGGAGTTAAATTACAACCACCCCGTGAAGTACCTCGCTTCCGCGGACGGTTCTGCCCTCTCCATCCTCAACAACGACAATAAGCTCAAGCTGCAGATCAACGGTACCGATGTTGCTGATTACAAGTTTGCTGATCCAAACTTCACCAACGTGCCTCTCTATTATCACACCTCCAATGCTTCCAACCCAGCTGTAGCCAAGACTCTGTTCTTCTACCCCTTCTGCTTAGATTCCGGTAAGCTGCAGCCCACTGGAACTCTCAATTTCTCCCGACTTGACTCGGCTCGCATCGTTAACGACACCCGATCGGTTACAAAGGATGTCTATGCGGTCGGTTACAATGTCCTCCGTATAGAAAACGGTATGGGTGGACTTTTATATTCTAACTAAATAGTACATGTGGAAAGTGTTATTTCTCCTCGCCATCGTTTTTGTATTGACGTACGATCCTAAATCCAGGACACTTGAGACGTTTATCGGTCAACCCTCTCCATCGACCGAAAAGTCTTGTCAAAATACGCATTACGAAGCCGTCCAATTTGCCCAGTCTCCCTATGAGTGCCCTCCAGCAGGTAGAACTCGTATGGGAGCACTGATGTAGAATGCTTAAAAAGATAAAGCTAGGGTATTATACAAATGATCCCTTTCACTCACGATAATGTGATGATGATCGCCACAGCTGTTTCTATCATAGGTGTTATTTTCCTACTTCGGGAACTTAACAAGACTCGCGAGGAACTTTATGAACTTAGAGAATTCTCAGAGGACGTCATGGAGAGGCTCAATGGTATTGACGGAGACGAAGATGACGATGTTTTGTCGGAAATGACCCCCGAAGAGGAAAAATTGATTGAATAAACATATCCGCATATTATAGCTTAACGAATGAGCAATGAAAAAGTACAAAGCGATTGCAATACCGGTTAGCTTTGCGGATGGCAAACCGAGGTTCCTCACTGTGAGAGATTGGAGATTCAAGGAATGGATATTTGTCACAGGAGGATGCCGAAGAAGAGAAATTTATAACCCAATCCGATGTGCTCTTCGAGAACTGGAAGAAGAGACTAGGGGGGTTATATCACTAAAAAATGGTCAGTATACAGAATTTAAGTTTACACACAAGGAAAGCCCTACAGTAGAGTTAGAATACAATGTATTCATATTTTTCGTCAATTACACCAGATCTCAACAACAGGAAATGGTACGAAAGTTCTATGAAGAGAAGCAAAAAACAGCAGTAAAGAAGGCTAACCATCAACCATACAAGAAAACCTATGATGAGAATGATTTTATGAGTTTTGACACTCTAGAAGAATTCAACTCACGAAAGCGTTGGAAACTTATCGTTGATAACGTGATTAAAAATCCAGAGTTTTACTCGTGCATAAGTTCTCATAATAGAAAAACCTTCTCTATTAAATAATGAAGTCTAAGGCTTACATATTGATGCAGATTGAAAAGCTTCTTGATAAGAATAGAGGGATGTGTGAAGATGAGATCAATCAGTGGAAGGATGAGAATAAAGATAAAACTGTTTATGAACTCTTAGTTATAAAAAAAGAACTAGCTGAAAAAAAAGTGTACCCAGATGTATCATTTATGAAGTGGTTTAGAGACGACGACTAATAAATAGATATGTTTAAGAGTTGGTGTGCATCTCAAAAATTTGACAATGCAACCAATCTATCACATGTGCTCATGGACGGAGGAAAACTCTCTGTGCCATTTGATAGATTGAACGACTTCTATGACAAGTACATAGAGGCTATTAGCTCCAATGAAAAGCTGTTTGTCGTGGAACAAAAAACTCCCACCTACAACTTCTTCATTGACATTGACTACAAGGACAAAGAATCTCTCGCAATGGATGAGATCAAATCCATATGTAAAATCATATGTGACAAGGTGAAGCGTCATGGTGGTAAAAAATGCTTAATTTCTGTATCACCCCCAAAGACGGTTGGTGACTTTATCAAGACTGGAGTACATCTAAACTGGCCAGACTTCGTTGTAGACCAAAGTTCGGCGATTGCTTTGAGAGAACATGTACTCGTAGCCCTCACCACAGCTAAGAGTTCATACGATTGGAATGATATCATAGACGCAGCTGTATATGGTGATATTCGTAGGAAGACCAAAGGTAGTGGTTTTAGAATGCCATGGTCCTATAAGAGGGCTAAACACGATGCTTGTGGTGGTCAGGGATGTCCCGGGTGTGAGAAGGGTAAAGTGAACCAACTCGCGTACCTACCTGTTTTCATGTACACCCCAGAGCCCTTGAGTACAATTATTCGTGTGCAACCCACACCTAGTGTGGAACTTTTGAAAATGTCTGCAGTTCGTACAGATGCTCCTCAAACGGCATTTGTTCAGCCACCTTCAGCACCTATCAGGGAGGGTTCTTTTACAGAAGATGAAACAAAGGATGAACTACATGATGAAGAGCTTAAATCTCTCATACAGATGTTTGTGAGGAAGAATCTTGAAGGGCAATCGAATGCTTACATCACTAAACTTTTCAAACACAAGAACACTTTCCTAGCCGCCACAAACTCAAATTACTGTGAGAACCTGCGAAGAGAACACAACTCAAATCATGTGTGGTTTATTATTAGTGGTAAACTAATCATACAGAAATGTTTTTGCCGCTGTGAAACACTCAGGGGAAGAAAAGATGGGTTCTGTAAAGACTTCTGTGGACGGAGACATGAGTTACCGAGTGTTATTGTCAACAAATTGTATCCCAAAAAGGAAGAACTTCAGAGTTGCCCAGAAATCAAAAAATTCGTTGAAAAGCCACAACCTAAACAGACTGAAGTGAAGCCCTTGTTACAAAGATTTATACAGAAGATCATGGATGGGCAGGCGGACACGACAGTCGTAAGTGTCAAACGAAATAAAACGAGTCACGTGGCGCTTACAACATCAACCTATTGTGAATCCATTCGGGGGGATCACCCAGACAATGTGATGTCTTACATCATAAAAGGTAACAAAATAACGCAACAATGCCCGATTTGTAAAGGGAAGAAGAATAAGGCTAGAACACACACGATAATAGACAATAATCTTGTAAAACTACTTAAACAATAATACGCAATACTACCTAAAATGGTTGTAGTAGTTACCCGTACTCGCTCAGGAAGGCAGATAAAGAAACCTGTTTTATTTCAACCCACTGAAACGGTATTAGAAGATGATTATGGAACAGATGAACACGACACAGATATAGATTCGGATATCGATACAGATGATGAACTTTATGACGACGACGATAGCGAAGAAGAATATGAATCAGATGCAGATGAAAATGGTAATCTCAAGGACTTTGTAGTAGACGATGAGAGTGAAAGTGAGGAAGAAAATGCTTAAAAAAAACCCTTTCTATATTAGAAAATGGAAACTGATATCGGTAATCCCATCGAGTATAACCCCGTTTTGGAAGATGTTCCCGAGGAGAAAGATGAAAATAATGAAAAATCCACTGAGGAGTATTATTTTCATCCATCTGAAGTAGCTAATTATCCACCACCCCCTTATCAGAGTAAAGATACATTTGATGTTTTCAATAACCTTGATAAGACTACATGGATTCTTATATTCGGTGTATTTTTACTTGGCTTTTTTATGGGGAAAACCATGCAGCCAGTTATCCTCCGGTACACTTGAGTATGGAACAAACTTACCTATATTACCAACCTTCGGGGGTATAAAATGATTGATAAAGGGATCTCTATACGTATCCTCAATAAATCCAGCAGTAGTACTGGCTTCAGGTTTCTTAACCTTTTTCTTTTCCTTTTTGTTTTCTGGACCCATTCCCCCAAAAAACAAAATGAAGAAAGCACTTACGAGAATGATTGTTACGATAATGCTAATCATTTAATATTAGTCATGAAAATTATTTACTTGGAAGAAACTTCGGGTTCACCATCCTCCTTAGTTTCTTCGATCTTGGCCTCTGTGGAAGCCTCCTCCTCCTTAATCTCAGCAGCCTTAGCAGCTTCCTCGCGCTCCTTCTGACGCTGCTTCATTTCCTCTGCGACTATGGCATCCGCCTCCTTGACGAGATCCTCCATGTTGGCATCGGGCTTCTCCTTCTTGAGTCGCTCAAGAACCTCAGCTGGGTGGGAAATCGGGGCCTCGTCGGGCTTGGTGTAAAACTTGGAATTGTCATCACCAGGTGCGAAGCCAGTTTTATCCATCATACCTTGCTTACGCTCATTAAACATACGAGCAGCCTGAGCCTGGTTCTCCCTGTAACCAGTCATAATTTCTTCGAGCTTCTCATTGGTATAGTGAACATCCTCGATCTTCGTGGGATCGGGGGGAATGAGGAGCCACTTGTAGAGATCTACAACATAAATATCAAAGGTTGGGTCCTCCTTCTGGAGACGCTTCGCATGATTGGCCGCCTCATCACGGGTAGCGAATGCACCACGGATTTTTATACCAAACTTATCGTTCTTTTGAGGAGCCTCAGGGCCAACAATAGAAAGACACGCGAAAACCTGACCAGGGACAGTAGTGTAATCTTGTTCAAGAGACATTATAATCATTGAATGCTTCTAAACTTTAAGCCCTAAGTAAACTACAATCTTAAAGATTATATTCATAAATTAAGAATGGAAGAGATTCGTAAGAATCATAACGATGCCAAGAGAGAACTCATCCAAAGTGTGACAAAGAATGGTCATCACATTCTTGATGTTGGATGTGGATTTGGGGGTGATTTACAGAAATGGCACAAGTGCGGCGCCAATATAAATATGTGTGATCCAGAACCTTCAGCTCTCGTTGAAGCCAAATCTAGGGCTAAGAACATGCACATGCGCGTAAACTTTTATGAGGGTGATATACACAACTGTCCAAAACGAAAATTTGATGTCGTCTGTTTCAACTTTTCACTCCACTACATCTTCGCCACAAGAGATCTCTTCTTCAGTTCCATCCATGAGATTAAGAAGCGCGTAAAACCAGGTGGACTTTTGATTGGCATTATCCCAGATTCAGAAAAGATCATCTTCAAGACACCGCTTCAGGATGATATGGGGAACTTTTTCAAACTCAAGGATCATGGAAATGGTGGATTTGGGGAGAAGCTTTTTGTACACTTGACTGATACCCCATACTATGCAGAGGGTCCAAAGGCTGAACCAGTAGGGTACAAAGATCTTTTGGTGACACATCTGGAGGAACTTGGTTTCAAATTACAACTTTGGGAGGGTCTCCAAGGTAACCCAATCTCAGAGTTGTACAGTAAATTTATCTTTGTTTATAACAGATGATACCTTTTATCGTATTGATCGTGATCAACCTAATCATACTTCTCACGATCCGTGAACCAGAGAACTTCACTGAAGTGAAGAGGAGGTATCGTGTTCTCAGAGAACACCTCAAGAAAACAAACAATGAGAAGTTTAGTATGTTGATAGACCCCATACCCCTAACGGCGCTTAAGATGATGTACGGGACAGTGGGCTACAATGTTAACAAGGGGGCCGACATAACTATATGTATAGATGGTGATGTCAATGAGATTATGCATGTTTTAATACATGAGCTTGCTCACAGTACGGTACCTGAATGGACCCATTCCGAGAACTTCTGGAACAACTTTATGGAGTTGAGAGGGATATGTGAATCTATAGGGATTTACAATAGATTACCAGACAAGACCAAATTCTGTGGTCAATACATTCAGGATAAATAAAATCTCGTAATATGATAAATGCAAACTCCTGTTAATGATCTCTTAGCAGCGATTTTTTCTTGGGTTGTGTTCTATGCCGTTACACAAGTCCCCAAGCACACTGATAACTACTACACTAACCTGATCTTCTTAACTGTTATCATTCCTAACGCCGCTCGCGCCATCGTCGGTGACATTCCCCGTCTTGCAGTCGATCGCTCTTTCTTTGCCATGACGACCCTTTTCGCGCTCATCATCACCTTCGCTATTAACGAATGGTGGAAGCGCTCCAAGGATACTGTCAAGAATTTTCATAAGAGCGATAGAAGGAAGCATTTGGAGTTAAACGCTGTTTTAGCTGGTGCTTTCATTGGTGGTGCTTTAATCACCTACTTCAGTGGTATAGATAACTCGATCTATAACAACATGATGCAGGCTTAAGCCTTGATGATGTAGCTCTTCGCAAAGAAGAAGATAATAGCAGCCACAGCGCCAGTAGTGGCTAAACCAACCATACTTCTACCCCCTTGTTCGTTAAGGAACTTGGGGATAGAAGTCGCAAGACGATCCTGAATAGGCTTGCTGACAGCGATGGCGGTACAAGCAGCTACGATGAGGGCAGTAAGCTGATCATCGGTGAGGTTGAGAGGATTTTTGCTCTCAGGAGCCTCCTCCTTAGTCTTGGTGGGGGAGGGATAAGCAGCTTGAGGTTGAGCAGCAACCATTTGGGGCATAACACCCTGTACCCTGGGGTCCTCGGTAAGCGCGGGGGGCTCCATCATCATAACGTCATTAATAGGAGTAGAGTCCATAGTGTCTTTATTTGTACTCATATTTTTTTCAGGTGGTTTAAACGCTGTAGAAGGTTTATCTTGTGTCTGTAATGGCACCATACCCTCGCCATCATCAAAGAGGTTCATAGTGGGGACGTGTTCAGAAGCCATGTTAATATATTCCTATGTTTTCTTAAAGTTCTAGTGACGCGCCTATTTCTTTTTAGTAATCATGAGTTTGGTTTTCTTCGTTGCCTTTTTAGCATCCTGCTCCGCTTGATTAACGTGTTTTGGATTGTACATCTTCTTATGCATACTCCACAATTGAGGACTACCAACTTTGAAACCCTTCCTAATAGTTGCTTTGTACCAAAATACACAATCCTGGATCTTGTTAGACTTTACTGTATTGTCTAACACGAGGCACTCATAATTTTCAGTACAAGCATCCATTACCTTACAGAACATGTCAAACGAGGGGAATATTCCAAAAAAGGATTTATAGAGCTTTTCTCGATTTTGTATGATGTTCTCTCTCAAAATGAAGACATAATCAACATTAGCGCGTAGCGCGGGTGGCAAATCCATTACATACTGCATCGTGAGCATGAAGAATATCTTCCAATGTCTACCATTCATAAAGCACTGACGTATACAGGTATCTTTAAGGAACTTTGAGTCATACATACAGTCATCTAAAAGCATGAAAGCTCCGCAATTGGTTTTACCCGCACCGACCAACTTTCTCTGTCGAGACATAACTCTTTCTATTGCCTCTCTGTCATAGTCGCCATAAATGAATAAATCTGGGATAAAGTCTGAATAGAAATGGTTACCCTCTTCTGTTCCAGACAGCACTATCCCCGCTGGGAGGTGTTTCTTATGGAACATAATATCCTTAACGAGGGTTGATTTACCTGTATTACGTTTCCCAATGAACACACAAACCCGGTCATCACTGATTGTCTCAGGTTTGAACTTCCTCAACTGAAGATTCATTCTAGTATAGCGTTTCGTTTTATTTACCAAAATTTTACTCATATACAGTAGGAATGGCTGGTCGATTAAGACTTGCTACAACAGGAATCCAAGATAAGTGGTTAACTGGTGAACCACAGTTTTCATATTTCCTGATGAATTTTAAGAGGCATACCAAGTTTTCTTTTGACTATGTAGAAAGTCAGTTTGATGGGAAAATAGATTTTGGTAGTCTTCTCACGTGTAGGGTTCCTAATGACAAGGGAGATCTCATAAAGAATTTCAACCTCAAAGTTACCCTGACTAACCCAAATCCTAGTACCAATGTGTGGTCTAAATCAATCATAACACATATGATTGATTATGCAGAGCTTGTAATTGGAGGTCAATTGGTTGAAAAGATTACAGGGGAGTACATTTACATGTATCAACAGCTTCACAGTACAAATGATGATATTGAGCAAACCCTATACTTCTTGAACGGACACGGGAACATTCTTTCCTACACTGGAGAATACTCATACTTCTTGGATTTACCATTTTATTTCTATAGGAATCCCAGTCTATCTATACCCACATGTGCCCTTACTAAACAGATTGTAGAGATTAGAATCAAAACGAGACCCCTGAGGGAACTTATTCACTACGGTGCACCCGAAACCATAAACGCTTCTATAAAGAAGTTTGCACTTGATACGGAGTTTGTCTATTTAACTGATGACGAGAAGGGATTTCTTGTATCTAGACCAATTGATTATGTCATTACCCAACTTCAAATTGCCAAGTTCAAAATGAACCCCGGTGAAAAGAAGAAGTCTGTGATGTTGAAATTTTCACACCCAGTCAAAGAGCTCTTCTTTGTATCACAATCAGAGGACTCAGTTCAAAATAACTATCCAAATCAGTACAACACTATTACTAATGCCGAACTTCGATTCAACAATGAAGTTGTCTTCAATAGGAACAATCTATTCCTGACGTACGAACAACCTCTCAAACATCATATAAACGCTCCACAAGCTTCTAGCACCTCTAAATTTGGTATGTATTCGTTCTCCTTACAACCAGAGGTTTACTATCCAACGGGGCAGGTAAATATGAGTCGTATAGCTCATAAACTGTTTACAATTGAGATTGATCCATTAACCACAACGGATTACAATAACACGCGGGTGTACGCTTTAAATTACAATGTTCTCAGATTTGAGAGTGGTTTAGCCGGTTTAAAATTTTAGGTAGTTATATTAGTAATGGCTGGTAGAATACAGATGCTAACGTCTGGATCCCAAGACAGGTATTTCACGAGGAATCCAGACTACAGTCATTTTGTGGAAGCTTTTAAGAAGCACGCAAATTTTTCTACACAGTATGATGATTTAGATCCAGAAAATGAAGCAGATTTTGGGAAAAAGATTAAGTTCAAGATTCCCCAAAATCAAGGTGATCTATTGAAGACTCTAAGTTTAAAGTTTACCCTTCCCAATCTTCAACCACTTCCAGGTTCTTTGGTTTATATAGAATCGGTTGGTCATGCTATAATTGACCACGTGGATCTCATCATAGGTGGTACTATAGTTCAAAGGCTTCACAGTGACTACTTACAGATCTATTCTGAACATCAAGTTACCCAAACGAAGCAAAAGGCGCTTGAACAATTGATAGGAAAGTATCCACTCAGAACAAGTGATAGAAAAGTTGGTGAAGTAACTACAGGTGGTGGAGGTAATACTGGTATAATCATTCACGACACACTAGGAGCTAACTCAGACGAAAACTTTTTTGTTGATTTACCCTTTTATTTTTACAAACATCCTGAACTTGCTATACCCCTGTGTGCTATAAAAAAACAGGAGGTTGAAGTTGAGGTTACACTTAGAGAAGCTCAAGATCTGATTGTAACAACTTCGGGTAATTATCAAAAGCTTGTTACTTCTCCTAGTGTAAAGGAGTTCAAACTTTGTACAGAGATTGTATTTTTGGATAAGAGTGAAAGATCTAAGATGGAGAAGATGAAGAAAGATTACATCATAACTCAGTTACAACAAAATGTATTTGATGTGGGTGTAGGTATTAACGAGGGGAAGTTTAAACTTGATTTCAGAAATCCAGTCAAAGAACTATACTTTGTAGTTCAAAGACAGGGAAGTAATGTAAACGCGGGGTCTTATAGTTCTAACCCAACTATAGCCAATTCAAACTATCAGGGTAACTTTGTAACACCATTTGATTACGACAATACAGCTCTCACAGCTGACAACAAACGTATTCTTTATGAAAACCTGAATTACCTTACACTAAAGTTTGATGGACAGGACATTATCACACAGGAGACTGGCACTGTTCTCTTCCTAAAAGCTGTACAGGCGGCGATACATCACTCTAAAACACAGTTGATTAGGCGTTTCTACTCATATAGTTTCGCTTTACAACCAGAAGAGGCGTATCCAACTGGGCAGGTGAACATGAGTAACGTAAAAGAGCAAATACTTAACCTAAGTCTCACGTCATGCCCTGATTTTTCTAGACAAATCCGAGTATACGCAGTAAACCACAATATTCTTCGTGTCGGTGAGGGAATTGCTGAATCTCTTTTTACTCTTAAATACTAAAGATGAATATGCAAACTGGTTTTGGTGATGCTGGTGACAGAATGGCAGAGCAATACATCGAAACAATGACTAACATTCTTCTTCCAGTTATGGAAAAAGGCATAACACTTGCATGTGAATATTCCAAAGCTTGTGGACGAGACACTCTTCTTCCAGAAGACGTGGAATATGCAACAAAGTATTGCGCAATGTATAAAGTCGGTGAAGATATTGGTTCTATTTATCCGGATATCTACGAACAGGTTGATAACGAAGACGAAGAGGAGGATGAAGAGATGCCCACCGTTGACCCCGAAGACTGCCCTCCATTTGAAAGATATTCAGGAAACAACCCCATTTATTTACAGATAAATGAAGCTTACGATCGTTGGAATTCGTGGGAACCCCAAAACCCGACAGAACAGATGTTAAAAAATGCCATTAATAGTAATGAGCACATGGGAGCCTGAAGGTTGGAATTTCACTGATTCGGATATGAAGTTACACGTGTTTGGTAAAGATAACGATTCAGAGAGCAGCTCTAGCGGAGATATATCAGGGGATGATCAACTCTTCGCGAATTCGAAAACTTTAAAAAAAACCAAGTATAAAAAAATTGAAAAGGAGGAACTATTACCAGAATGAATAATTTTCCTAACCTATAGTATATTACTCACAATGAAGGCGGCTATGCAAACTGTCACCCTTGTTACCCAGGAGCTCGAGACCCAGTCCCTCAACGCTATCGTTGCTGGTTTCTCTTTCGCTGCGGCGATGTCCTGGATGGATGTTGTTCGTTTCATCATCAATCAGGTCATTAAGGTGCCCAAGAACGGTGGTGCCCAGTACGCGCTCACTGCCGTGCTCACCACTCTCCTCTCTATCGCGGTCTACATGATGATCTCCACTGTGTCTACTCGCGTCTCCAAGCCTGCTCAGCCCGTCTACGCCATTACCCGCTAAGTGGGTGGTGGAACAGATGGAAGCTTAGGAGTCCCTTTCATTAGAAACATTAATACAATACCAAAGAAGGCAATGATACCTATATAGATATACACTTCTTGATTGTAAAGAATCTCACTTCCCAGGTTCTTTACTTTCTCCTCTTTCGTCTTCTCCTTTTTCTTCGCAAATTTATCTAATGGGACCTTTGTTAAACCCTCTAGCTTGTCTGTAGATCCCTTTATTTCAAACTTAAATGTACTATTTTCAGTAGCTCCCAGTGAATAAGGTTGTAAAGAGTCCACAGTTCCGTTTGTTACACGAAAATAGAGTAACTCTATTTTGAGCCTGTTTATCATTTTGATATTTCCCGTATGAAAACGATGTACAACAGGATCGTCAGAACCACTATGTGTAAATATAGTTCCGGAAGATGAAGGTGTAAATATTACTCCAGTAAAATGTGGTTCTACGTTTGAAGTAGTAAGACTTTGACTTAATTCGTCGGAACCAACGGTAATTTTCACAATCATATGTGGCGACGTTTGAGAAGTTTGATCTTTAACATAAAGTTGTGACGACACTAATTTAATTTCCGAAACATCATAAATAGGATTATCCAAGTCTACTTCAAAACTATTGGGAAGAGGATATAAGGCAGTTTCACGGCGCCCTGAGTGTACGACAAGAGTGTGAACCTTCATTAAAATATAGGCACAATATTTTAATGATTGTTTTCAACGAATTGAGACAAATATCTAACGGTAAAGCGCATGGGAAAGAGGGTTGTTCTCCAGCTGCTTGGCGGCAATGCCAAGATTCCTGGAATTGGGGTTCTCGTTACCCTTGTAGGGGTTGAACTGATGGAAAGTCTTGTTCTGATACTGCTGAGTCCAGCCACCGTTGGCCGCATTCATACGACCATCAATGCGCGAGGTGTCGCTACGAACAGATGTGAGTGCACCACCTTGTTTCAGGGGGCTCTCTCTGACATTCATACGACCCGCGTTTCCAGGTCTATTTGCCTTACCGCGGCGATCTTCGGGTCGGAATCCATACTTCATGAGTTCTTCATTCGTCTTCGCAGTAACCCGGCTGGCAGCACCAGTTGCGTAAGCACCATGGAAACTGTGAATACCTGGTGCTGGTTGATTGTTGTACCTGTACTGCTCATCATTGCGATCAGACTTGAATCGAGTAGGATCCTGAGCGAGGGTCTGAGCAGAAACCATACGCTTAGCACCATTGTAGCCTAAGCCATCGGTGCGTAAACCAGTCTCTGAACGGTTAGTAGTTCTCTTAGTTCTTTCGTGTTCGTTACGAGGAACAACACCCGTCATTCCCTGAGCGCGTCCAGCCATAGTAGGTAAACGGGTAGGTAAATAGGATGTAGTTTCAGGTTTATTGTGGGTAAGTTGCCCAACCTTAGCCGAGCGACCACCAGTAACATCCACAGCTGGACCAGATCGGCCTGGTAAAGTCGTAAGACGGTATTCACCAACATTAATGGGGTTAACCCTAAACATTTGTTGATAACCACCGACGGCAGGTACGTTGGCGTCAACACCCAAACCTGGACCAACGAGTTGTTTCTCTACTGGGGAAAGGTTATTCATACGACCTTGGTCAAACATACGTCCACGCATATCAAGTAATTCCTGACCACCACTGCGTTGTTGGCGGCCAATGTCGGCAAAACTCGCCATCTCCCTCTTAGAGGGAACTTCCACACGGGAAACAAAATCATTTACTGGAGGAGGTAAAGCGGGACCAGCTCCATCATTCGCCATTACAATTTTAGTTTCTGGACTATAGTTTTCAGTCTTGGACTTATTCGTAGTACTCAAAGTCCTTCCAGCATAAACAAGCCCAGCTACGGCTAACAGAGATACAGGGTCGGCCATTCTTATTTCTTACTGACATTTTTATTAACGTACCTTTTCTGGAAAAGACCGTTTTGGAGGTCGGCGCGGGTACTAGCAGGTTCATATTTCATGGTGCGTAGAGGAGTCTTGCATTCCATGTTAGTGAGGGGGAACAGGTTACGTTCATAAGTCTGAACAATAGTCTTATTGAAACGAGAAGTAGACTGGGGCCTGAGCTCATCGCTGGTATCAATATATTTCGCGGGGGCACCTTTGCCGGCCATGTATGGTGCAGTACCATAAATCATCGTATTGGGTCGCGAACCATAGTTCAAGTGACTGGGCTGAGGGTAAACGAACACTTCATCGGTAGCCGCAACGGAAGGAAGGGCACCTTTATTGTCAACGATAGAAAGACCAGGTTGAAGCTGATACGCCATTTATTATTACATAAGAATATTAATCTAACTATAAGTTCCTCCACCTCCTCTCACGCGACCACCGCCTCTGGGACCCCTGACATCTCCATCACTTCCAAGTCCTGCGAATGCCTCTAATTGAACACCCCTTGCATCGGGATTACAATATTTGGAATCACTCTTGCACATGGGTCCATTCTTGGGACCGTACAACCACTCAGCAAACTGAGTCTGATCGCCTGGAATTTTTGATACTGGAGCAGTCACGAACTGACGCTCAAACGCATTGCGCTTGTACATTGGTAAAGTCGAACGAGAACGCCCAGAATCGTAATTAACCGTGTCGCTACTGAACTTTTTAATCAAAGGTTGAGCCGTAGCATAATAGCAAGCCTCCAGACGATTTGGAGCATCCGTGTAGTCAGTCATAAGAACGTTACCGAGGGGGTTCTCTTTTGTAGGCTTTTGACATACAGACGTCTTGTCTGTGGTGCCATAGGGCTCCTTAATGAGCTTCGCCTTGTACATAACGTAAATGATAGACAACATTGTTGCACCTAGGACGAAAATCCTGGGATCGCGACGAATCACAAATAAAACACACGTGGTGTAAATGATGAACCGCGATGCCGAATTGATCCTATCCTCTGGTGTTTGTTTGCTGTTAGGCCAGAACTCTAAAATTTTCGAATTTTTTACGAGCTGTTTAGGATCTTCGAACCAAACTTTCATTTAATATAGATGAGGTTTATTTTTTTGGAAGACCAGACATCATACCAGACATAGATCCCATCATCTTCATTAGAGCATCCTGGTTAATGTCACCGTCGCTGTTTTGCATCTTCTCGGCGACATCCTTAGCCATAGCCTCAATGGCGGTAAGGGTATCCTCGGGAACGGACTGAATAGTAGTTCCTAGAATGTATAGAGTCTGGATATACTGCCAAACTGCATCCTTGGTGCCGTCATTCATCTTCTTCCAAAGGCGAACGATATCAATCTCCGAAAGGAAATCAATGTCCTTAGAGTGAACAAGGATAAACTCCTCATTCTTAGCAGAAACCATGTCCGCATGGGGCTTTACGCTCTGCATAAAACCGTTTACCAGAAGCCTGGGACTCGTACTCTTAAGAAGGTCGAACGAAGTCAACATCTTCTTGATGCTTTTTTCATCTGGAAAAGTCTTGTGCAATTCCACAAGAAATTGACCCATCATGTCATTAAATGCACTAACGGACGCCATTTTCTTAATAGTACGGTTTAATCTTTAAGTTAGAAAGGGTCATTAGAAATAGCCTCTTTTTGACCAAGACCATTAAGTACAATCACATACACGAGAATTGCGACAAGTACGGCTGGTTTGGTGTATTGGTTGAGTTCTAATTTACCTTCATTATTCAAATACGCCTTAAGGTGAATGTAACCCGCGGTTGTGGCTCCGGCAATTAGGGCCGCATATACTGGGTCGCGTAAATAGTCGGAGAGTTCCATTTAATTATAACCAACTTTTTTTGTACGGTAGTCTGGGGCGTCTCCAAATAGAACATCATCTTCTGGTTGAGGCTGTGGTTCACCCGGTGGTTCACCACCTTCCACGGGATCAGGGGATTGAACACCCGGAACCGTCTTGAATTCATTGTCAAAACCATTTGGATCACTTTGTTCCTCCATAGGGTTCTCCATGGGTTGATTTTCCTGAAGTTCCTCTGGTGATGGCTCCATACCACCTTCAGGCTCTCCCATGGGGTCTCCTCCCTCTCCATCAAATACATCGGGGTCCTCAGTGTCTTGAACCTCACCATCTAGATCAATATCCCTAGAATCTTGCGACATGTAGGTCTGAAGAATCTGTTGAACTGGGATAAGCTCCTTTACAGAGTTCTCAATACACGCACAGAAGCGACCAGTTAACTTCTCATCACGGTGGTAAATGCTCTGATCTTCGTGGAACACGTAGGGATCCCGGTAGAGGTCCTTCGCAATATTGTTGTAGCAGGTTTGGATAAAAACCTCATTCGTTGGGAGTTTTAAGGAGATCTTCTTATTATCAGACTTGAGACGAACAGAAGACAAAATCTTAGTACAAGCAACAAAGACAGCCGCTAGAAGATCACTAAACCAAGCACAGCGGTTAGTAATGTTATCCGAATGCGACTTGGACATGGCGTTCGACCAATTGGGTACCTCTTGGAGTAACTTCTGGAACATCATAAGATGCTTCTTCCCCTTTGAAATGGTATGAGCCTCTGTGTATATATCATTGAAAACATCAATCATAGGTGGACACATAATAATGCACATTTGCCCGAGGTATTCCTTCTTGGCTTCGACGAGCACGTTCAAATTATCCATTTATGATTAAGTGGGTTTAAAAAATCAAACTTTACTACGCACCTCTCCTGTACTTGTTAGCCATCTTCTTGAGATTCATCAAGTCTGGAAAAGCGACATCCTCCTCACTCTCTTCACGTTCCTTCTTCTTTTTAGGAACTACCCAAGACACATATATATCAAATTCACTTACAATTTGTACAGTGAATCCACCAAGTTGGAACTGTCTTGCTACATAACGTGCAGCGGCTGATCTATCAAAGACTGGATATCCTATTAAAACCACTGGTATTGTTAAGAATACCTGTTTATGACCAAGCTCTACGCATTGTTTAATTTTTGAAGCAAACTGTTCGTAGATTTTTGTGTAGATTTCCTTTTTTATCTTCTTTCTCTTGTCATCAATTTGTATTATGTCATTGATGCTGATCATTACATTTAGCTCAACTTATTTTTTATCAAATCTAACTCACCAACATTGGGTACAGCACTCTCCTTGACAAGCTTGTAGTCAATGAACTCCTTGCCCATGGAACCCTTTGTGTAAACCTTAACTTTGTCAGGAGCCTGATCACTGAGAGGCTGGGAGCGAAGAGACGTCAACTTAAGTTTCTTACCACTGACTTCGAATGTAGCAACAACCGCGAAGCCGAAGGAGAATCCATCGTTTCGAACCACCATGAAAGTGGCCTCATAGAGCTGACCAGTGGTACCCTCGTACACCTTGACCGATTGGGTCTCGATGATATAGGTGGAGAATCCAAGGCGCTTATTAAGCTCTTTGTTTGTTTGAAGAACGAGTTGCTCCATGGTGTCATGGTCAACCTTAGCCTCAATTTGGGAGTAACCAGACATGTCTGGTCTGGGGTCGTTAAGCTTGACATAATCAATAGGCTTCTTGTAGCCTGAGAACCCAAAAGTTTCTGTGAAATTTTCACGTTTGATCATGGCCAGGATGAGTAGAACAACTAAAATGCCGATGATGACCTTAAGTAAATCCATCTTTACTATAATGCGTTAATTTTTTTTTACAAAATACCCCTATACTAGTAGATGTCTCTGTTGATATATAGCCCGAGGTGTAAGCACTCTATGGATATTATCCAGTATATTAATGATGAGCCACAATTGAAGCAGCTTGTACATTATCATAATGTGAACACTCAGGGTATACCTCCTCAATATAAAACAAAGATAAACCGGGTACCAACGATGCTCACAAAAAACGGAAAAATTCTCGTAGGTGGAGAAATCAAAAATTGGTTGGACTCCCTCTTACCTAAAAAGGAAATCGAACATGCCGGTTTTGGTGGTGGATTTTCTACGATGACGTCAATAAATGGAAACGATAGAGATCCTGGTATGTTTTACCTGGATAATTATGGACAATCACTCCAGCCAGCAATGACTAAAGAACTTGAGGAGAAGATAAACCGCGATGTATCCAAGGGTGAGGTGTATACAGATTTAAAGATGTAACGCGTTTTTTGAGTAGTCATGAAATTAGTTTCTATACAAGCTTCGGCCTTTAAGTCTACGTTTGAGGTTTTGAAGGATATACTTAATGACGTGAATATCTATTTCCGTCCACAGGGGATGTACATAGTTACCCTAGACACAGCGAGAACCTCTCTCATTGATCTATTCTTAGCCGCTGATAACTTTGAAGAGTATCACTGTGATCAGGAAGAAATCATAGCTGGTATCAATATTTCAAATACATTCAAGCTCATGAAAACGATAACCAATAATGATGTCATCAAACTTGAGATTAATTCAAAGGAGTATATGGATATTGAAATCACGAGTGAGGCTAAGAAAACGAGCACCAAGTTTCAACTCAAGCTTTTGGATATTAACGAGAACAGGATAGAAGTCCCAGATGTCATGATGTCAACGATTACCACTCTACCCTCCGCCGATTTCCAAAGACTGTGCCGTGATATGTCCAATCTAGGTACAGAAATTGAGATTAAGAGGGAAGGTAAGATGTTACATCTCGCATGTAACGGTGATTTCGCCAACCAAGAGACTTCCATCGAGTGCCCCGAAGAAAGTCCCCTCATTACAGGTCTTTACAGTCTAAAATACTTGAATATCTTTACAAAGGCGACGAGTATGTGTGCGTCTGTGCAAATTATACAAGAAACAGGTAATAGGTTCTTAATTCTCAAATACAATGTTGCAAATTTGGGAGAGCTTAAATTTTACCTAGCCACTAAGGTATCCGAAGATCAGTAATAAACCCAGTTGTCGTCGAAACTACCTTTTTCATACCAATCCCATTTGTTAAAATGACATTGGGGAGTTCATCATTTAGATATTCGGGTTCATAGTATAAAAAATCTTCGAGTGGAACTTTTTCACCGTGAAAGTCATTTCTCGGACCTGCATAACGTTTCACCTTTTCAGTAATGTTTCGTATAGGTTTTTCATTGTGATCAACTATCCAAATACTACTCAAAGGGATATGAAAATTCATACCATCTTCTTTTTCTCCCGGTCGGAAGTTTATATCGTTAGAGATAGCTGTGTATATACGACCGTTGAAATAATACTTGATCCTAAGAATGATCTTTTCAACATTTTGAGGAATAGTAGTGTTTCTGAAGTCTTCGCCTGTAACATCAACATAGTACTGGTCAAGAATGCCATCCCAGTCTTTACTTTCCTTTTCCCAAAATTCGTCCTCAACTAGATACTTCATGTCATTGTTTAAATTATATTCAATTTCTTCTGACACAATTGTGTAATCATTTGGAGTAACAAGTTTTTTATAAAGATAGTAAAGAGTACTTAAAAGTTTAAGTAGCATCTTTATATAGATATGGAAGGTAATTTTTTAAGCCGGTATAACAACAAGATAGAGGAATGGACTGAACTAATAAAAAATGACCCTGAAAATAAAAGGAAATACGAGACGGAGATGTCTGACTATATGATCAAATGCATGCCCTTTATTGAAAGACATATGTCACAATCAAATGAAACGACCCACACAGATAATGTGTTCAATGTAAAAGAGACGGTAGGTCTAGCTAGGAAAGATATTTTCACAGATTATCTGGTTGAGGTTGAAAAACAAAACATAACTAGAGCTGTAGAGAGAACGGTTGAAATGTGTGAACACTGTGAGTACAGTAATATCATTTTAGTCGCTGATACAAGTGATTTGATATGCGATGGATGTGGTAGAGTTGTAGCTGCCCACATCAACCAAGAACTCACATATCGGGAAGAACAAGAAACGTCGGACAAAATTGTAAACTACTCATACAAGCGTGAAAATCACTTCAATGAATGGCTCAGTCAATTCCAGGCACAAGAAACGACAACTATACCTCCAGAAGTTATGGATCAACTTAGGGCGGAACTTAAGAAGATGAAAATTAAGAAACTAGATGAAATTACGCACGCTAAAATACGAGGTCTCCTCAAAAAGCTTCGTCTTAATAAGTACTATGAACACGTACCATACATCACGAATATTTTGAATGGTATCAAACCTCCAAATATGCCGGTGGAGTTGGAAGAGTGTCTTCGTATGATGTTCAAAGATATTCAAAAACCATTTGACGATAACTGCCCAACAGAACGCAAGAACTTTCTAAGCTACTCATTTGTACTCTACAAATTCTGTGAACTTTTGGGTGAAGATGAGTATCTACAGTATTTTCCACTTCTCAAATCAAAAGAAAAACTCTATCAACAAGATGTTATATGGAAAAAGATTTGTTCAGCTCTTTCTTGGGAATTTATTCCCACCGTATAATAGATATGGCAGTCATCTTCATGATCAGTACCAATGGGTACCTCAACCGCCATGGGTATGTAGATGTCAAAAAGAAGACCAAACTTTCTAGACATCGGGCACTCATGCGTGTGTTCCGTTCAGGTGAATCACCCTTGAGGTTATTTCGTAGACTCAATGCACTCATGATACTCTTTAAAAACAAGGATCCCAAGTTGTCCAAAATTTTTAAGGAGGATAGAGATTGGGTCAAAGAAAAACTTCTTTGAGTATTGTAGAAATGTGGCTACTCTTAGGAATAGCACTTTTAATGAACTCACTCGTAGGAAGATTCATTTCCAAGGCACGGGGTGAGGGGTTTGGTGGACAGATCCGAGATGTCGGATTTGAGATTTTACCCGACCTTACCAAATACGAATTTCTTCATGATGTCACTTTGATAGTGCCTCTCATTCTTGTCGTACTTAACTGGAACAGGATAAACCAAAATGGATACATCTCATTCCTAACGACTATGTACTTTATGAGGGCTCTTTCCAATTTAATGACGCAATTCCCACGTGCAAAGGCAAACCCCTGTAAGGAGGGTAATCCACTCTCTAATTGTAACGATTACATGTTCTCTGGACACACCACCTTCAATATAGTCACTTCGTACTTCTTGAAGAATGGTATGTTCCCAATTTACCCCATACTTTCATCCCTTACGACGATTTCTACGAGGGCACATTACAGTGTGGATGTTATCATGGCTTGGATCATATTTTTCGCACTTAAGTGCCGCATTAAAGCTTAGATTCTAAGCATAAACAATGACTTCCGACGACCAACAACTTCTTCTCGCACTTTACGAAATTGAAAGTGCGCGTCCACAGATACTTTCTTACCTAGATCGCACCTATGAAGATCCAGCGATTCAACATTGTGTAAATCAAGCTAAACATCACCTGAAACTGGTTCACGAGTTCCTGGAAGGAGCTGTGTTAGATCCGCAGAGACATTACGATGATGATCGTACATTCTATCGAACGCTTTGGAGAGTTCTCCCGCTGATGACTTTACTTCAATCTTTCGAACCTCAACCTCCCGATCCGGTTGAAGGGGGAAGTTCACCAGATAGCCCCTTGAGCACCCAGTCAAGTCAAGATACTTTTGAACTTGCTGCTCCATCCCATCAGTCAGAGTCTTGATCGCCTTTAGTTCTAGTATTGTATTGCTATCTATGATAATATCAGCTCTTAACTGTCCAACTACATGACCCCTAAACCTAACCAAAATATGGCGTTCGGATTCATATGGGATCTTTTTCTCCCTTAGGAGAACTTCAATGGCGTTATGATATACCCTCTCACTATACCCCGGACCAAGTTCCTTATACACCTCCTTCATCATATCTTCCACACTTAAGGAAGCCATATATGATGAAGTAGTTAATTTTCTCTATATATGTTAAAATGCCCCAGTCAAGTGACTTTTTCAAGACTGTCGCGAAAAGAACGGTAAAAGACCGTGAGTTGGAACGAATCATAGCCACCATAACTAATGTGAACGCATTCACTAGAAATGTTCGAAATCAAGCTGCGAGAAAAATACAAAAAACTTGGAAATCTGGAAAAAGAAGGGAAGCTAGACAACTTGTGAGAAATTTGCAGGCTGGTATTGTAGATAATCTTGCCAATGAGTTGAAAAAACTTAATTTGACAAACAAAAATAATAATGGAAATGTCATCATGGCTAACGCTCCTCCCCTGCCTAAGAAGAAGCGTAAAAGTGCTAACAGCAACAGTAACAGTAATAACAATCAAGCACGAGGGTACAGAAAAAGGCAAGTCAATCTACCAAACATAAATATTGGCGGTGGAGGTATGGGATGTGGATATGCGGGTATTCCAAGATACATGCAAAGAGCACAAGAAAGATTTGACAATGCGAGTGTAGTGTCAGCTTTCCTAGAGTACACTATTGCCACTAATCGATACGGTATACTGAAGAATATATCCAAAATATTGAACCGACGTGGCGTGGTAAACAACTCTTCTAGAATTTCCGTGGGCAAACAAGTTCACTTTTTCATGGTTGGTATAAGGGATGTGGACAAGGCACACGCCGTTAGCGTCTTAGTTGATCCAGCTGTATACACGGGTGAATTTAGAATGTGGGTATTTGATCCCCACGGCCAGGCCTCTAGGAGTACCATTTGGGGTACTACTATGCGTCAAAAGATAGTACCAATCATCAAAGATTTATGGGGTACAAACTTCACGGTTAGATACTACAATGGTCCCAACTTACAAGCGGATGACAACCGGGGTGTATGTACAACATTCTATGTGACTTTCATGGACTATATCCGCGCCCTCATAGCTGGAGAAAACATCAATGGAATAACCCGTTTTGCGGCACAAAACTCTACTAATAGAAGAAAATACTTCTTAAATTTCCCTCCCGAAATTAAAAGTTTGGTCGTGTCTAAAAATAAGACCAAATAAGTTCTATAGGTATATCAGGGGATGTCGTGTGTCATCCGCCCACTCATGTTTAATAGAAAACGTATAAAGTTACCACGTGAAGTTGTGAAAGATTTAAAACATATAAGTGACTTATCGTGTAAGAAAAAGTGGGAATATGCGGGTAATGTAGACTGTAAAGTTGTAGAGAATTTAGCCGTGTTTAGTAAACCTAGTTTTGTAACTTCGAGGGACAGAGGTAGGGTAGAATTAAGGACGGTAGAACTAGTTTGGCCGGCTCTAATTTCTTATCATACACACCCATGTGCGATTAAACCAAACAAAATAGATTACAACAAAGACTCCGTTTTTGTAACACTTCCAAGTAATCAAGATTTTGAAGCGTTTATCACATGCTTCCCGACTATGCAAACGAATATCATATGCGACGCTCACGGTTATTACGTGATTGATATACTCGACGCCGTTGAAAAGGGTAATATCCCACTTCCTTCAGGAGTAAATAGAATCATGAATGATTTTAGACAAGAACCCAGATTACAAGAAATGGTATTTAGTGAAGACGGTCTCGAATATTTCGAATCTACACTGAATACGTGGAAACGACTCATAAATGTGGAACTCAATCAAAAAATGAGAAAGATTCTTGGAATAACTATACGCTTCTATGGGTATGAGGATGAGCCACCTCTAATCACTTTTGATCTGGATAATATCTAGACACGGCATCCTCTAGTTCGTCTACCTCATACCAAGCTAGGTGGCACTCTTTGGACTTTTTACCCTCCTCTTGGCAAATTTCCTGAGCTTCTTGTATTGCTTCTTTGAAGCGTAGACGAAGCCTCATATTATCCACCCTCTTCGGCTGCTGTTCGACCGCTTTCTTTTCATACACCTCATTGAGAACATTCTGACTGGTCTTAATTAAACGGTGCTTGTATGAGTCATTTGATGAGTAAGCTACGCACCTCATTATTATAAGTGGGTATTAAAGTTTTAAGTTCATAATAATTTATAAGATGTCTTCTTATAACGTCGAACCTTGCAATTTTAAGTACCGTGTTTCTGCTCTCGAGAAAGTGGTGGATGGGGACACCATTGATGTAGCTATAGACTTGGGTTTCGATGTATGCACGAAGCAGCGCGTTCGTTTGCTAGGCATTGATACACCAGAATCTCGTACCTCCGATAAGGAAGAGAAAGTATTTGGTCTTCTCTCCAAGAAGAAGCTCAAAGAGTGGTGCCTAAAGGCGGTTGCATCTGATAACGATGATGTAGAAATTGAACTTCGTTGCCCAGAGGCTGACTCTAGAGGTAAGTTTGGCCGTGTTCTCGCAGAGGTTTGGGTGTGCGAAAATGGTATTTGGGTCAATGTGAACAAGTGGCTTTGCGACGAGGGATATGCGGTACCTTATGGTGCCGAGAACAAGGCTCTAGTTCAAGACCTTCATATGGCAAATCGCAAGAAGCTTATTGAGAGGGGTGAGGTTACTATCTAACGATTACGCCTTCGTATATAATGAATAACAATAATAACTAACAATATAGAAAGTATTATGTGGTGATACTCGGATATATAATCCAAAATTAAGTTTGGATTTGTCAACAGATAGGTGATATCACTTCTATCAAATATCTGGGTGATGGACATATTAACACCATGTCCTTGGGTGGCATGCCATGACCAAGGTGGGATTAAAAGGCTATCACCGGGTTGAAGAGTTACCTTATGTATTTTCATTTTGCTATGGTCTAAACTAAAGAAATCTTCCTTAGCAAAATTAGAAGCATTTACTCTTGTGTTTGACCCATAATTATTGAATGTGCTATTTTTATGGATATTAGGATTGTCGTAGTTATTGAAAATGTATACCGTTTTAGTACCAAATAACTGATTTAGGATAAAATCTGAATTAACGTGTAAATGTAATCCACTCGCATGATCTTTACCTAGATATAACATAAGTGCTTGGACTTTTCTAGGATCTATGTTTGGGTTATGCAAGGCTTTGAGTAATCTTTCTTCTTGAGCCTTAGGTATCATTTGTTCAAATAGATCCACCTCTGCACAATATAAACGAGGGAGTTGATCCGTTTTCCAGTGATCAAATAGCTCAGGTACGGTACTTCTTCCAACATCAGCCTCTGTGGTTGTTGTTTTGTGGGTATCATAAATTTCTACAGGTAATGTGACGTTACGGAATAATTTAGAAATCTGTTCTATGTTCATTTTACTCGCCTCAGGTTTAAACATTCCACGAATTACGGTGGGTTCTTTAATGTTACCTAGAAATACCTTCTTTTCTTCTGGTGTCATTTGATCATAAATGTATGTCGGTAATTCCAAATATGAACTCATCTACAATAAGCACCATATTAAAGTTTTGATATATAAACACATTATGAGGATTAAACGAAAGGTTAAAATCAAATTTCCTTTCAAAATCCGTCCACGACTATGTATGGTTGTAAGGGTTGAAGAAAAGACCACAAAAAGAAAGAAACGACGTGATCGTAAAAGGAGAAGGATGAAAACAAAATTAAAGAAGAAGGTGATTAAGCGAGTAAATGAGTATTACTTCGTTCTTTAAAATGTTTGCTCGTAAAAAAACCAAAAAAGTGGTGATTCGTGAACCACATGTGAAAACATGGTATCGTGGATATAACTTGAGATACATTGAAAAGTCTTGGACCCGAGGAGATAATCTCAGAAGTCTGAGCAATTAAATATCATAGGGATACTTTCTAACCCATAAATTACAAATCCACTTGTCCCCAGCCTCTACAGTCTTCCCGCCATGTAGAGATTTGGAAGTTATCAAGTTATAGTTATCTACGGTGTCAAAAAAGATTACATCACCCGCATCAAGTTTATAAGTCTTGTTGAGATTGGGGAAGATGGTTTCACCACCCCTGTACCCATCGTTTAGGGCTATAATAAACGTGTGAACCCTCATATTGTCGTCATCTTTGAATGCATCTTGGTGAGGTTTATAATGACCACCTGGTTTATACTTGAGTACCTGCAACTTTTCACAATTGGTTATGGGTCTATCTGTATATTTCAAGCACCGGTTTATCACGTTACGTACAATCTTGTCATCTCTACTTAACCAAGCGGTTTCACTCTTACGAATACCTTCATTCACGGTTTTGTTGTGTGAGATTGTGGATGTTTCAAGACTTTTTGAAGCTTCACTTATGATGTGTCGTCTTTCTGCTTCTGATATGAAATTTTTAATTACTCTGGGCTCTGGGTAAGTAGGTAATAGGTAGAGAACGAGTAGAATGAGCACAAGTATGATCAGTTTACCTTTCATCTTACTGTTTACACATAAAAATTTTTGGGTGTTACACAGTTATATCTAGTTCTAATACTAGCAAAAACTTCATTTCCATATACGAGTAACTTTTTGATCATATCCATAATTTCAGCTTCACGACTAGGTTCAATTATGAATTGTCTAAGAAGATCTCCACCCGAATGAGACAGCATTTCGTAAATGTTAGACAGATCTCTCATCTTATCTTTGAACTTTTCCTGTCTCTGTAAAAATACTTTGAAATCATGTTCATCAAGTTCGTTAAGCATGTAAGACACGCGAAGACTCAAATTATTTACAGGGTCTAGATCTATATACATATTTTCACGCTCCGCATAAAATATATACGAGGCTAAATCCATAAGTCTCATTGATGCATTAGCCTCCCTCAATTCTCTGTACGATGGTATACCACCACATGGAATATCACCATGTTCCCGAGATGTTCCACCCTTGCGTTTAAACTCTATGTAATGTGGATTGTGAATACGACCAGTTACAATTTCACCGGTACGCCAATCAAATGCTGTATGACAGTCTGGACACCACATCTGAGAACAACCACTCGTTTTATGTATGACTGTACCACATTTAGGACATGATTTACTGTCCTTGTTTAAGAGCTTCATAGTTTTTACAGTCTCTGGATCACACTCGTGATCCTCGGTTAATAGCTCGTTACAATCACGGCAAAATTTATTACTACATAGACCACAGAAGTATTCTTCATTTAGAAAACCTTTACAATCTTCATGTGGACACTTTCGTATAAACTTACTTGGTTCATTATGATACAACTCCGTAGAATTTCTTAATCGTTCTAGTTGGATATATACAGCCTCTAGATCACGATGAAACTCTAAGATATCTGGATAATTCTGTACATCCTGATCAGTAATTGGGAAAGATATGTGGTGTCTTTTATATAATTCAATTAATGAGGCTCGTAAGCGTCTGGCTTCTTTACGAAGTTTTCGCATGGCTATGACCCTTTCAACCTCTTTTTGACTTTGTGGCATCAAAGCTTTTTCGCGTTCAAATAGGACATTTTCCCTATGACGCCTGAGTTCTGTTCGTCTAAAGTACTTGGTACAAAATGAGTCTACAAATTCACGGTTCCAAATTGTTTTACACCCCATACAATGAGGATCTTCTATGGTTGAGAGGATATACTTTTGAGAACAAGAACGGCAACTAGTTAAATCGCAAAAAGGGCACTCAACTTTTTTGTGATTTATCTTGTTAAAATTTTCACAACACACATCACATGTAGTCATTAACTTAAAGGAAGGTTATATCTTTAACTGATTATTGAAAATCTACAAAACTAGCAACCATCTCCATCGCGTCATATCGCCTGTAAATAGTTTGCGTGAAAAATAAGGTCTGTTCCGCATCCCTGTATGACGCATATGTACCACGGTACTTTTGGTAAATTGAAGCAAGATCGTCGAGATTATCGTCACACCACTCCACAACATCTTCGTCACTCATATCACGGTGAAGACCCTTTTCAATGAAATCGACAACCTCGTCGCTGAGAGGCATGTCGGTAATCACGGTACAATCGTCGTCGGGGTGATTCATTTTACTTACTTTTTAGTTTTTCACTAGTTTACTTAGGCCTTCGTCTCTACGAATCGCCCCCTTAATCCTGCCACGAAGCTTGAACACATCCTGTCGGGTTTGCATACGGTTGATGTTTCTACCGAAGTTTGTGCTGGTCTTCTTGGCTAACTCCCTCAATTCAACCTTCTTAGCCTCCACGAAGTTCTCGCGAGATTTGTACTTCATCTTCTTGGCCCTATTGGGGTTGTTGTTAGCGTTAGAGTTGTAATTTGAAATCACAGAATTTTTGTTATTGTTGCTCTGTTTGTTCTTAATCTGCATCTCAATCTCTTCACGCCTCTTCTTTGCGTTATTCAACCACTTGACAACCTTCCTTCTGTGGTTCATCTTTTCAACTTTGGTAAGACCCGCCTTAGTGTACTTGTTCTCAATATTTCTACGAAGTACCATCTTTTCGTTGAGTTTGTTCTCAATTGCCTTGAGATCTTCGAGTGTCTCCGCGCGCCTTAATTCACGAGCCCAAAGACCGATTCTACCCTTGGTAATACCGGTACGTTCTTTGAATACACCATTGTTGTTGGGTATAAGATTAAGTTCCTTGGTAATCTTATTTTCTAGCTTCTTCCTCTCAGTGTTGAAATTCTTGATCATATTGCGTACATTGTTCTCTTGCTTTTCAACCTCATTTGGTACATCATTGACATTTATCTTGACGTTATTCACATTTACGGTATTCTTAGATGGAAGAGATACATTATTATTGTTAGCACCTAATCGAAGACCACCATTGAAACTGTTCTTATTGTTGTTGGGCTTAGCGTTATTATTGGACTTGTTATTATTGGACTTAGCGTTATTGTTGTATAGAGGGTTATTTTTCATATTTGGTTCAAATAGGGGATTATTCCGTGTAGTATTTTTATTGTTCGTGTTATTGTTACTGTTAGAATTTGTATTGTAGATGGGGTGTGTAGAAATCTCATTTTGAACATCATTTTGGAGTTTCTTAAGAATCTGATTGGCCACATACTCTATGTCCGCATTTCTGTTATTCTTATTGTTATTTGGTTTCTTGTACGCAGTCCTTGGTGCACGATTAACATTACTCAATGGTCTAGTAGGGGGTTTTGGTGTGTATTGTTGAATGGATTTTTTAACATCTTTATTGAGAATGTGATTGATAATACCATTAGTTACACTTCGTACAACCACTCTATTATTAGTATTCAAGTTCTTGACGTTTACAGAATTATTAGTCTTCACATTACTCCTATTGATAGAATTAGTGATATCCTTTTTCAAAAGTTGATTGAGAATACCATTGTTGCTATCAGTTATATTTCTAGCAAGTTTTCGGTTGTTAACCTTGTTGTTAACTCCAGCTACTACAGCTTTATTCACGTCCTTGTTAATCTCATTGAGAATCTGATTGGCTACAATATTGACATCTTTGTTGCCCGACTGCTCCATGTAGATTTCGGACGGCTTAGGAGCGTTATTGTACCCTTTCTCCCCCGGAAGAACGAGCATAGGTCCATTCTTATTCGCGTTGTTGTTAGCCTTATTGTTCTTAGGTCCATTCTTATTCGCGTTATTGGTTGCCGCATAAGGGTTTACGACTGGTTTCCCATTGTTGGTTTCCGCATTAGGTTCAGTCTTGATCGCAACGGTACCATTTTTCTTGCACCTACCCATGAGTCGGTTCATCATCCCACACTTCTTAGGACCATTAGCAGCGGCAGCGGCACCTGCAGCGGCACCCGCAGCGGCGGCCGCGTTCTTCTTCTTAAACATCCAGTTAAACATACCTGGTTTCTTAGGACCATTAGCAGCGACTGCCTTAGCGGTGGCGGCATTGGCGGATTTTGTTGCCATCCTGTTCGCAAACGAAGCTTGCTTACCCTTAATCGCATTGCTACCTGGAGCGGAGGCACCACCGGTGAGGAAAGAAGGCTTCTTCTTGAAACCATTGCTAAACTGAGTTGGGGGAGGACCCGCATTGGTACCAGTAGAAGTGGAAGTGCTCGCAGTTAAGAAAGCAGGCTTCTGTTTATTCTGAGTTGGAGTAACGATCTTATTAAAGCTCATTTGAGTCCCAGAGTTGGTACCCGTACTCGTAGAAGTTACCTGGGTACCCGCATTCGTTTGACTTCCAGAATTAGTCACTTGACTTCCGGTGTTGGTAGTAGAAGCAACAAACGATGGCTTAAATTTCAGCTTATTTGGGAAATTTAAGGAGGTGGTACCAGTGTTTTGGTTAACCTTGAATTTCAAACCATTCTTGTTACCGGAGAGATTCGCCGAATTGTTGTTATTACGGTGGTTGTTACCACGGTTATTGTTATTGAAGCCATTCTTCTTATTGGCATTAAAGTTGTTGAAGTTCGAGTTTCGATTCTCGGTATTATTGAAAGCAGAATTATTGTTGAAATTTCTGCGGTTGTTATTAGCTGCTGTGTTGTTCACTGTTGTGTTGTTACGCACTGCCGTGTTGTTCACTGCTGCGTTGTTACCCGCATTAGGAACGTCCTTGGTTATGAGACGCTTACTCACGATCTTGATGGGCTCACGAATCTTCATATATCTGAGACGCTTCCCGATCGCATCAACTAACTGCTTTTTGGTCATCTGCTCAATTTGAGAGGTGAGACCAACCTTACGAGCAATTCTTTTGAGATCATTGCGCTTCGTGGCAGAATCAAAAAGTAGCTCGTAATCTAAATGTTTGAGTGGTGATGCGCGATCGACTAAATACGTACGATCAGCAGTCATAACGAGAGGAGGTAGGGGTAACTTCCCACCACTAATATTGTTATAGGCATCACACATCTGTTTTCTTGTTAGTTTAAGGTCTTCCCCAGTCTGCATCTTGATTGCTTTTCTGAGGGTTTCTATGTCAGCGTCTGGGTCACACGCTTCCGTCATTTATATTAAACTAACAAAAAAAAGTACTAAGGAGAATTGAACCCTATGTTATACAATTTTACTTTTTCTTCATATGACATGTTAAAATTAAACACGTTTGTATCACGAACATTTATGTCTATAACCTCTACTGGCATATTATACTCTACCCTATTCTTGAGTGAAGAACGAACTAAACACTCTACGTATTGTTTAGGTGTTTCGACCTTTTCCTGATAGATACGATCCATCTTAATCTTCACACACGAAACTTCATGTGGTTTCTTATCTAAGAATGGATTGATTGGATACTGCTCTTGTGTACCACCATCCACGTAGGTCTTACCATTATAGTTTCCACACGCAAATATGAGAGGTACAGCCATAGACATACATACAGCATCAATAACCTTCATATCTGGATGTGTATCACGAGAGAAATACTCAGTTTCATTGGTATTTAGACAAAATGCTGATATGTATATTTTCATATCTAATTCTTGAAACGTTGGATCACACCCACAGATTTCAACTAATTTTTTACGAATTGGAGACATTGATACAAAACCAAATTTACTGAAAAATGAACCCAAACGTATCTTGACGAAATTCGGGATATCTAAATCAAGGGATATTTCTAAAATTTCATCTACAGACATTCCTAATGCTAAAAATAATGCCAAAATTGCACCAGCCGAAGAACCTGAGATCTCTTTTACATCCGCCAATCTAGATTCTCGGGCCTTTAGGCATCCTATGAGTGAATATATCGCCATGGACGCCGGACCCAAGACTAGATACTTCATCTTCCTACTTAGTAGAATTGAGGAAATTGCCGACGTAAAAGCGCGAAAATTACGGCAAAAACGATCGCATGAATCATGACGGATTCCACACTGGTCTCTCCCGACATGTACACACCCTTCGAACCTGGAGGCAGAGTGAGAAGAAGACCTGGACTGAGAAGAAGGAATAGAGAAGTGGTCACGAGAAGATCGGTCTGTGTGAGAACCAAGCCCATAGCCTTGGCCACCATACTGTAGACCAGGAAGAACACGAGGGCGTGAAAGAAAACAGACATTTGATCGGTTTTTCGGTTCATGTAAGACAGTTTTGAGCCGTCGGTAGTAACCACCATACCGGGGCTCAGTGCGAGAAAAAGGGCTGCAGGTATGGCAACTTTTTGTGTGGTAATATCCGGTAACATTTACCATATACACATATAATTTTTGGCATAATTTAAAAAATCGTTTAATCTTGCACCCCTCATCATTTCTTCATGAAGTCCATTATCATTGATTGTGCGTCTAACATGACGCCAAATGTAAGCCAAACGTTCTTCATACCATTTGGTCTGTTCCTCGTATTCCCATGTTACCCTTTCCTGGATAGGATCATGCTCCATAAAACAAAACTCAACAAAGTCACAGAATTTGCCTTTGTGAGTGATATGTGCGTCATACAAGAGAGTGTCAATCTTGTTCCACATCATGTGAAGTTCATCTGAGTATTCGACTTCCCAGTCTTCGATATTCAGAGGAGTGTTTTCGATGTTAAATTCATCGTCGTCACTGTCATGGGTTTCAAACCCGATGGTAGCTTCGTCGACGTACTGGCTCCAAACCATTGTTTTTACTTATCTTCTTTTACGGGCTTATCTTTTATACCGGTTAACGAAAGAGAAGTTGATTCCTTGACTTTAAGATTATCCGTAATCGCGTTTAAAGCCCCTTCAACCTTCGCTTCATCACCACTGAAAAATTTGCTAAGCCCCTCCTTCACAGCATCCTTATTAATACCAGCCTTCCGTACACTTTTACGAATACTGATCTTCCCCTTCCGTAGGTTAATGGTATCAATGCCCTGTTCCTGCATGTGTTTCTTCACATTCTCCTTAAGACGCTTCTCTTCCTGATTAAGGACCTTGATATCAGATTTTGCTTCGGCAAGTTGTTTAGTAAGTTCTACGAGCTTAGAAACGCTCTCACTCAGTTCATTCGGTACAGAGGTCATTTAATAAGTATTGTTTTTTAATCTTTAAGCACAGAGACCCCTTTGCATGGTATCAGGAGTGATAGTGGAATTGTTCCAAACAAAGGGTTGCTTTGGGTTGGGAGGATCAGCCCTGATCTGCTGGTTCGCGTTCCTGAGGGCACCACCGATAGTCTCGGGGTAACCAATCTGGGCGCGTGGCTCAAGGAAGTTCTGTCCCTTGAGAACATCCTCGGGTGCGAACTGGCCGAAGTCCTCCTTGGAGGCAACCTCGCGGGGGAGAAGAGAGGACGCAAGACCGGTACCCTTCTGCATACCGGTAGTGGCGGCGGAGGGACCAGTGGTGGCGCTAGAACCGAACACACTGTACTCCTTCTCGGTGATGGAATAATTGGAAGATTTGTTCATGACACAAAGAAGATAGATGACAACAGCGATGGCAGCGAGCATCAAGATTTGCTGAGTGCGACCTTTCATCATAGTTTATATATAGTTAACAAATTTTTTTATTCGGTGAGAATGTCAATTCGTTCTTTGATTACCTTCTGAGATTTGGCTGGGGGTTCGGGTTCGGGCTCAGGCTCAGGCTCCGGTTCGGGCTCCGGCTCCGGTTCTGGCTCCGGTTCGGGCTCATCAACAAAGGCGTACTCGTCTGGGTAAACATCGGTTACTGGTTCTTCCTTGACTGGATCATCATGGAGACGGATCTGCACAACATTCCAGTTTCCACCGAAGGCCTTTTTGGCAAACCACAGTCCTGCGAACTCAACAAGTACGTCACAGGTCTTCTCGGGCTGGACATTATCAAACTCAAGTGGCTCCTTTTGGGTATTGAAAACGCGAACGGGAGGCTCAGTTATAACGTCTACAGTCATCTGTCCTCCGTTCATAATACTGCTGTAAGCGCCTTTGATTACACGCTCAGAAAGCTGCTTACCAAACCACTCAGAGCTGTTCTCGTGTGCGGCGGAAAGATTCATAGACTCAATATCGGAGATCTTCTTAACATTGGTGTCAGAATTGAGTTCAAAAGTCATCTCCCCCGAGACTTCGGATACAGTCACATCATTCAACTGAACTAGACATTTACGCTTTTCATCACTGGAGGCTTTTACAAAGTAGAGACCATCGTCACCCCTGGTTGGAGGATTGTAAAACATTATGCTTTAAATAAGTCTTACTTCTTTAACCCAATAAAAGGTATAGCAGCAGCGTTATTTAGAAGATCTTTTGAAACCCAATTGTTACGGTTAGCTTTGTAACCATATAGTGTCTTGGATGTATTGATATTTTTAGGTAAGGTTTTGGCCTGGATAGGTCGTAAGGGGAACTCATTTTTGACGTAAGCATTATTTTTGACATTCATCCATTTTAGAGTCTTCAAATTGAAACGCTTATTTCCATGAGTCTTCTCAAATCCTTCAATATTCATTTTGTTATTTACTGGTTTTAGACCGTGAACAAGCTGCTTAGATAAACGTTCCTTAGAAGGTTCGGTGGTGAACTTGGAGTACTTACGAGGATCTACCTTTTTCGCCTTTTTAATGTTAACATTTCTATGTTTAGACACTGAAGTTGTCTTCCTGGTAACAATCTTACCGCGAACCTTCTTGAATGCTGATTCCATAGAATCTGCTCCAGTGACCCGCTTATCAAATAAACGAGCAAGTCGCACGAGACGGAGGCGATCTTTCACCTTCTTTTCAGGTCTCAATCGGAGCTTTTGCATCAAATAAATATCTTCGATGAGGAACTCTTTACTGGCTATGAAAATCTTTTGGTTATTGATCATCTTATCAGTAAGTGCATCTCTATAAATAACACCCCTGCGTTTTGTTTGAGCTACTTCATAACCAAATTCATTTGGTCTCATAAAGGGTATATCCAAAATGCCACCTAGGGTTTGATTCTGAATTCTACCAGTGGCTGGGGAGAAGAAACGAATGTTCAAGTCAAGAGCAAATAATTCAACGTCAATGAAAACGTCACTCTTAGAAGGTTTGTTCGTAGAACTACCTTTCTTCTTTTTAATAAGGGTATATCTCCTAGTTACGTAAGGACCAGCTTTACTGAAACCAACACCCATAAACTTAAACAGTTTACTATGGGTATTTTGGAACGACATAATACGTTTCTTGATCCGTATGTTGAGATTTTTCGCGTATTTACCCAACATATCCCATAACAACAGTTTGAGGGCTTGGAGTTTACCAAAGTACTTGGTATTTGTTTTCATAAAAGGAACAAACTTGGCGTCAATATCTGTAGTGACTATACGGTCATTAAAGTCTACATAGTAATTGAACGCTTCTCCACCACTCACAATGAGATCACCAGAGGATTTGAGACTTTGGGTAAGATTACCAATGGTGTCAAGGATTATGTCTCGAATGGAATCTGTTACCAACACGTACATCATCTTCTCCAACTCTTTGTCAGAATGCTTGCTCCTTAAACGCTCTCTGAACTTACCCAGATCTCTCTGTTCGTTCCTGTCGAAATATTTTTTCAATTTCGCATCTTTGAAAAATAAATTCTCATTCATAAATTTTTCAATGGTAACTTTCGAGTAACTTTTCTCATCCATTAATATATTGGGATATAATAATATGGTCTGTAATGTTATTGAAGAATGCAGATGCTATGCGTATGACGATGTGAGGAACCCCAAGAAGGAGCAGTTTTGTGGTGTACGCAAGGGACCTCACGTCATTCCATGCCCAAAGGACTGCTGTGCTGGTGGATGTCCTGGTAAGATACCTAAGCAGCCATTTAGAATCATCAAACGCCCCCACGCGGCTAAACCCGAACGGAGAATCGATTGGATTGATATAAAGGTCTTAATGTTTCTGGCGGTAATTCTCGCCTGTATTTTCCTACTTCTATTGTGACTTAAAGATTAACCACCTAGATAAGATATAATGTCTCTCGAAACTATTCAATCCGAAATTGCTGCTCTCCGTGCTGATGTCAAGTCTCTCGTTAAGCTCGTTCGTAAGGTGAAGAGCGTCCAGGATGATCCTACCGGCGAGAAGGCTAAGGCTCGCGCCGCGAACAACGGTTTCAACCGAAAGCAAGAAATTACACCTAAGTTGCGCGAGTTTCTTTCACTTCCCGAAGGTGAGCTCATCTCTCGCTCCGAGGTAACCAAGTTCGTGAACGCCTACATCATTGAGAAGGGTCTTAAGCATCCCGAGAACGGTCGCCAGATCATTCTTGACGACAAGCTCCGTGATCTTCTCGCTCCCCCCGCGGATGTTGTTGTGACCTATCTCAACCTCCAGAAGTACCTCAGCCCTCATTACATTAAGAAGGCTTAAAAAAATAAAAACACATAATAATAACAACAAAATATGGTAGGTTTCGTTACTAAACCTCAAATTGAACAACTTGTTGGTACAAAGATCAAAAATCTTGATTTGTACCAAAAGGCTTTTACACACAAATCCGCTCTTAAGGAATATGAACAATTGAATGAATCATTTGAGACCCTAGAATTTATTGGTGACTCCGTGCTCGGTTTCGTTATCACTAAATTCCTGTTTGATCAATACGAAAGTCGTCAAGAAGGTTTCCTCACGAAAGCTCGTACAAAGCTGGTTCGTGGTGAAACATTAGCGAATATTGCAAAGTTGCTTGGTCTCGAACAGATGGTTATAATGGATGAGAAGGGGATGAGGAATGGTTGGAATAATAATCCTAAAATTTTAGAGGATGTTTTTGAAGCTCTGATTGGAGCGATTTACATGGATCTAGGTCTTCTTCACGCTAAGGAGTTTGTTCTTAGAATCTACAATGATCCCAAGTTCATTGATATGAATCTTATCATGATAGATGATAACTTCAAGGATCATCTGATGCGCTATTGTCAGCTTAATAGCTGGCAACTCCCCGAATATCGGGTAGCGGGGCATCATGAAGGAATTTTTTACATTGACATCTGGATAAACGGTCAATTTATGAGTAGAGGAACGGCTAAAAGTAAGAAGCAAGCTGAACAAAACGCAGCTAAGTTATTCTTCGAACAGCTTAAAAACTATAGACCCTATTAATTTAATATGCACCCAAATGTCAAGGCATTGATAGAACGTGAGTATGCAGCCCAGAAATCAGAGGAGTGGCTCGCTCTACGTGGTAATATGTTAACTGCGAGTGATGCAGCGACGGCCATCGGTAAAAACAAGTACGAAACACCCGATAAACTTCTTCTCAAAAAATGCGGTCTCGGTGAAAAGTTCACGGGAAATGCAGCTACTCGCCATGGAGAGCTTTATGAAGACGAAGCCCGTATCCTATATGAACAGCGTCACAACGAAGTCGTCCACGAGATTGGACTCGTACCTCACCCCGAACATAATTGGTTGGGTGGAAGTCCTGACGGTGTGAGCGAGTCGGGTAAACTCGTCGAGATCAAGTGTCCTCCACAAAGGGCTATCATCCCTGGTGAAGTACCTGAGCATTATATGCCACAGCTGCAACTTTGTATGGAGATTCTAGATTTAGAATCCGCGGATTTTATCCAGTACAAACCCGCAGCCACAAATTGGCCAAAGCCGGAAGAATTTGATGTGGTCAACGTTCCTCGTGATCGTGAATGGTTCAAAACCTATTTGCCAGTCATGAAAGAATTCTGGGACAAGGTTCTTTACTTCAGAGAACACAAAGATGAACTTCCAGCACCTAAGTTGAAGAAAACTCGGAAGAAAAAACAACCAACTGAACCACCTCCGTGTGAGATCGAACCAAACCCCGACGAAGACTTTTTCAATGAAGATTGAAGGACTTAACGGCCGCCTCTTTGCTCCCTACCAGCGTGATGGTGTTAAGTGGATGCTTGGAATGGAGGCTCAAACATCTGGCCCCAAGGGGGGCTTTCTCTGTGACGAAATGGGTCTGGGTAAGACCGTGCAACTGATCTCTACGATGCTCGCAAATCCAAGAGATCGTACACTCATCATCGTACCCAAATCTATTATCACTCAATGGGTTGAAGAAATCAATCGCTTCGCGCCCAGTCTAACTGTCGGTGTTTTCGATGGTCCTAACCGAAAGCTTGATATGGAGACCAAAGTGATCATCGCACCTTACACTTTGGTCGCGGAGAGGAAGGATCAAATAACTCCTCTCCACAATGTCATGTGGGACCGTGTTATTCTTGACGAAGCTCATGAGATCAGGAACAAGCGCAGCAAAACATTCAAGGGTGTTTGTGATCTCAGAACGGATATCAAGTGGCTGGTCACTGGAACACCGGTGTTCAATTCTATGGATGATTTTGTGAATCTTTGCGCCTTTTTGGGCATCCCCAAGAACTTTGTTCAGGGAAGAACCAAGGAGATCAAGGACATCTACATCCTCCGCAGGACCAAAGAAGACCTGGCTAAGATCAATGAACGTCTTGCCCTTCCTCCTTGTTACTTTGAGAATGTGGAACTTGAGATGTTCCCAGAGGAGAAGTCCCTCTATGAGTTTGTGTTTACAGAAGCTCAAGAGACCATCAAGGACGCTTTCCGAAACGCTCAAAGCCTCAACTCCAAGAACATGATCATTTTGGAGTGTCTTCTTCGTGCCAGGCAATGTATGATTCATCCCCAAATGTACATGAATGGTGTGGCTTTCAAAAATGGAACTACCCCCACAAAGTGGGAGGGGCGCTCTAACAAGATGGAGACCCTCTTCAACTTTTTGAAGGAGCATCCAAATGAGAAAACCCTCATCTTCTGTCAGTTCAGGGGTGAGATGAACTACATCCAATCCAAGCTTGAATGCCCTGTTTTCAGGATTGATGGATCAGTTCCAAAGGAGGAGAGGGTCAGGCAGGTCAATGAATTTAAGAAGATTGAATCTGGAGCCGTCTTCATCATCCAGATCAAGAGTGGGGGTCAGGGTCTCAATCTCCAAGAGGCTACCCGCGTTTATATTACAGCACCTGCTTGGAACCCGGCTACCGAGCTACAGGCGGTTGGTAGGAGTCATCGCACTGGTCAGACCCAAGCTGTTCATGTGAAGAAATTGGTCTACAAAGAGTGCCCAAGATTCATCAGCGTCGAGGAGGAGATGATGGCTCTCCAAGGTCACAAATCAATCGTGTGTGCAGAAGTCCTCAACGATGAAAGAATTGAGAAACAAATACCTGTGAACAGGACAACAGATAAGATTTCCATCTTGGACATCAAGAAAATTTTCCACGCTTAATGTAAAAATGACTATTGGTTCCCGCGCGGAAGTTTTCCATGGTAACGCTGATAAGACTGCTGGTGGTCTCACCAAGAAAGATCTCAAGATGAAGGATGGCCGGATCGTCTCCAAGGCGGCGAGCAAGGCTGCGCTCGATCGTATGAAGAGCGAGGGTAAGAAGGCTATGGTGAGGGTGTTCAAGCCCAAGAAGACTGGCTTCAAGCTTCAGCCCAAGGCTGGCACCAAGGAGTATGAGAAGAAGATAGCTAAGATGCAGTAAAATTTTGTCTATATAATGTAAGAATGTCTCTCAAACGCTGGGAAGACTCAGTGAAGATCGCCAAAATTAGACTAGGTTTAAACACAACTGAATTTATGAAAATTCAAGGTAAATTACTTAAGGAGGCTCAGACCATCTACCGTATTTTGATGTTGAATAAAAATGTCAGTAAAAAGTAATAATGGCTTCCAATAACCAAGGCCAAGGTCCCAACAACGCCGCTCGTAACCCCAATGTTGCCGTGAGAAATAACAACAAGGGCAACAATGGTAACAACAAGGGTAACAACGGTAACAAGTTACTCAACGGTTTAACCAAGACTCCCAACAATGCTCGTGGTAACAACAATAATAGGAACAACAATGCCCGTAACGGTAACTCGATGATGGCCCGCGCTCGTGGTAAATCCCTAGCTGAGCAGGCCCAATCCCAAGGTTACGCTATGGCGCAGAAGGCCCATGAACAGGCTCTCGCCATGGTTCAGCAGGCCCAGGCCCAAGCTCTTGAGAAGGCTAAGCAAGTTGCTATTAAGAGGGGTCTTCAGTTCAACGCTAATGTACCTACCAACTACCTGGATTCTCAGGGACGTCGGATAATGCAGGGAGCGAATGGAGGTACGTATGTGAACACTTCAAGTGGGCGTAATTACAAGCCTACTCCCGCGTTTCTTAATCAAATGGGAACTAATGTAGTTTCACAGGTTGCGGGTAACCCACCCAATCTAGGTACACCCAACAACTTACCACAAGCCAACTAAAAATAATAATATAGTGATATAGTAAAACACAATGGGTTTCGGTGCTATGGCAAAAATGGCTGCGAAAGCTGCCGCGAAGCAGGCGAAGGCTGTGGCGAAAAATGCTGCTAAAGAGGTAGCTGCTGATATCAAGGGTGCGGCTAAGAATGCCGCTAAACAACAACTTAATAAGGCGAAGGCCGCGGCTGTAAGTGCCGCGACTAACCAGATCACTAGGGCTACCGGTGCTCTTAACCAGGCACAGGCTAGGGCCGCGCAGAGAATTGGTGCTGCTCAGATCGGTACCCAAGCTGGTCTCCCTGTGATGGCTGGCCCCCGTGGAGGTAACTTCAGACTTAATGCCAAGGGTCAGCGTCTTCCTGTCTTACCTGTCAGGTAAGACAAACTGAAACCCCTTTAGATTTTGAGGTTCGTAAACCACAAGTTGATATAATTTCCAAGTACATCCAAACATCCTATTCAAGAAATACACGCTATTAAGTTCAACAATAGCATGCCCAGAATTCCTTGCATAGAGACCGTTTGTAATCTCATCCCTAATGGGATTCTTGTCAGAATTGTAAACCGTAGCTTTGATGTTATCTTCCATGTCAGTATCAACCTTCACACGAAATTTGGGCTCGCGGTCAGCTGACTCCTTAACATTTGAATTGAACATTGGTTGAAGCTCCTCCTTAGTCATTGGTTTACCAAAAATAGCTTCACTTTGTTCAACTACGGAATCAACAATCATGTCTTCAATTTTTCGGATAGAATCGTAAAACTTCTTCATATAACTACCATCTTCATCATATCCCTTGACAGCAAAATCAATATTGTATTTCGTCTGACCTACCTCTGGTGTAAATCCAGATACTCCAAACGGCATATACATACGGGGAAACTGCATGCGAAATGGAGTTCCTTGCTTCGTACTAATAACGATCTTTCTGTTGTTGTATTCGTTAATTTGAAGACTTTCAATTGCCTTGTCCATGACTAACTGTACAACAAGTGAAAACTTTAAGCTGAGCAAGCCACACATTCTGGCTCTAAACTGAACTGGATTGGTCGAGCCTTAGCCTTAGATCTCAAATAATACATTCCCGTTTTGAGGCCAGATTTCCACGCATACATGTGCATGGATGAAAGTTTAGACATAGTTGGACTCTCCATGAAGAGATTCATAGACTGTGATTGATCGATAAAACGGTTCCTGTCTGCCGCCATGTCAATAATAACCTTTTGACTAATTTCCCATACAGTTTTATAAAGACTCTTAATATCATCTGGAATGTCTGTTATATTCTGTACTGATCCACCAGCTTTAACCATCAAGTCCTTCATTTGTTTTGACCAGAGACCACGTTCTTTTAGGGCATTTACGAGATGATTATTTACAACCACAAACTCACCAGCGAGGGTACGCCTCAGGTAAATATTGGTCGTGTAAGGTTCAAAGCATTCATTATTACCGAGGATCTGCGCTGTAGAGGCTGTAGGCATAGGGGCGAGAAGAAGACTGTTCCTAAGACCCTTCGTCTTCACACGTTCTCGCATCGCATCCCAGTCATAGCGACCACTGAACTTTGTCTCACCCTCCCACATGTCTGGCTGAAGAATGCCTTGAGATGCTGGAGAGCCCTCAAATGTCTCGTAGGATCCATCCGTCTCCGCAAGCTCGGAGCTGGCTTCAAGAGCTGCGTGATAGATAGTCTCAAAGATGTGTGCGTTCAGTGTACGTGAATCATCGCAATCGAATGGGAGACCACACATGATGAATACATCGGCCAGACCTTGAACACCTAGACCAATAGGGCGATGTCTCATATTAGAGCGCTTAGCAGTCTCCACGGGGTAGAAGTTGCGATCAATGACACGATTGAGGTTCCGGGTGACAATCTTCGTCACCTCATGAAGTTTATCAAAATCAAAGGTTTTTAGTTCCTTATTCACATATTTCGGGAGCGCAATGGAAGCGAGATTACATACAGATGTTTCGTCAGCATCAGTGTATTCAATGATTTCTGTGCAAAGGTTAGAACTCTTAATCGTACCAAGATTTTTCTGGTTAGACTTTCGGTTGCATGAGTCCTTGTAAAGCATATAAGGGGTTCCAGTCTCGGTCTGACTCTTCAAAATAGCCTTCCATACATCAGCTGCGGGGACGGTGACGGTAGCTAGACCCTCCTCTTCATACTTTGTGTAGAGAGTCTCAAACTCTTCACCGTACACATCCGATAGACCCTTAGCCTTGTCTGGGCAAAAGAGTGACCAGTTACCATTCTCTTCAACCCTCTTCATGAAAAGGTCAGGGATCCAGAGAGCGGAGAAGAGATCTCTACACCTCGCTTCCTCATCACCTTGATTGAGGCGAAGTTCAAGGAATTCCATGATATCCGCATGCCATGGTTCAAGGTAAACAGCAATTGACCCCTTTCTGCGACCTGCCTGGTTTACGTATCTAGCTGTGGCATTGAAAACTCGCAGCATTGGAATGATACCGTCACTCTGGCCATTAGTCCCTCTAATCCTTGATTTATTAGCACGCACACCGTGGATGTGAAGACCGATCCCCCCGGCCCATTTTGAAATCTGCGCACACTCTGTCAGTGTACCATAAATCCCATTAATAGAGTCCTCTTTGTTTGCAATTAGGAAACAACTGGACATCTGAGGCCTTGGAGTACCCGCATTGAAAAGGGTTGGAGTGGCGTGAATAAACATACCTTGACTCATTTTATCGTAAGTTTCAATCACAGCTGGAATATCCTTACCGTGAATGCCGATGGCTACACGCATAAACATATACTGTGGAGTCTCCACCAATCGTCCATCAACACGTTGAAGGTAACTCTTCTCGAGAGTCTTGATACCAAAATACCCAAAATCAAAGTCCCTATCAGTCTTAATAGAGTCCTTAACCTTGAAAGCAACTTCTGAAACCTCTTCGGTAATTATACCCGCTTTTAAAAGTTTCCTCATAGCGAGATGGAAGTTGTTGGGACATACCTTTTGAATATTACTCGCCACAATACGAGTGGCCAAAATCTCGTAGTCTGGGTCAGATGTAATCATTCCAATACAAATTTCGGCAGAGAGTGTATCTATTTCTTGAGCACTGATCATATCATACATGGATGAGAAGACCTGTTGCGCAACCTTGGAAGAATCGCAGTTCTCAGAAAGTCCATACGTTAAGTTCTTGATCCTATTGGTGACATTGTCAAATTTCATATCCTCAATACGACCTGAGCGTTTAATTACCCTCATATACCTAATGTTCTAATTTTATTTTTAACTTACTTCTTTCTCAAAGGTAAATCCCCACTTCGGACGGTAGCCGTTCCGAGGGTCTCCATGCGACGATCGGGCTGGAGAAGGTAGGTATTCACAAAGAAGGGACCGGTCTCACCGGGCTTCGCGACGGGGGGATATGAACCAACAAAGCAGGAGGGAGCACTGCACTTAATAGTGTCAACAGAATTTGGACCCTTGGCATACGCCTCATCAAAGTCCGAGTAGTTCAGCATTTAATATCTACAGACAATTTTTTTCGAGGTGTATATTAAATGAGTAATCTTCACCTGAATTCTATGAAACAGTGTGAGACTCCATTGAATGGACTTTTCTTCTCTGAATTCAACAAAAATCTTCTTCAGAAGGCTATTCGTCAGGCCTTTAAGGATCGTACTGGTATATCTATCGATTACCAAAACCCTGATGATCTTTACGGTATCATGCGTGTCGTCTTCATCAACAACTCTGGGAACCATCACAAAGAGGTCAATAAGCAAGTCAAGGCTATGAACTCCCGTGTCATTGAGACTGCTCTGTCCCAAATTCAAACTGGGGTCAGCCAATATATCGCCTATGTAAGTGACATTGACACCACGAGGACCCTTCTTGATCAACCCATTAACACGAGCACTGTTGGAAAGAAGCTCCCTTATAACAAGAAAATTGGATTATGAGTTAACCATATTAAAGTTACGCGGTTAGGAAGAAATAAGTATGAGTCTTAACTATTACAAAAATGAAACCGAAAAGGTTTGTAAATCAAAGGGGTGGGATCGCGCACCCATAGATACCGTATGGCTCCTCCTATCTGAGGAAGTCGGCGAACTCGCATCAGCAATTCGGCAATACAAAAAGATGTACAAAAAGACGAATCTTAAGAAAGATCGTGGTACAGATGTGATGATGGAAATGGGGGATGTTTTTAGTTACCTCTTTCAACTCGCACATATGTTAAATGTCGATCTAGACCAAATGTGGGAAGAACATCGTTTCAAAATGAACGACAAAAAATATAATCTGAAGTAATAGTAATTATGAGTAAGATTATGCTCAATGACGAAGATGCTATTAATGACGTCAACCCATTTGTCAAACATGATTTCTCCCTTCCAGGGAGTGTAAGACAGACTGGGGGTTTTGATAACTTTTCTAAGACTCCCGCAGGAGAGGGTATAATTGGCGCCGATGAGAGCGTATATTGCAGCTACGCATTGTGTGAGACTGCCGAGAAGCCATCCACCGTGTTCACCAACATTCATCCTAGGAGGAACATTGACACGGGATTCACTTGTGGCCCAGATGAAAAGATTAAGGTTGGTATTGCGAAGGAGGAAAGAGTTCCTTACTTTGGTATCTTCCTTATCGCGCTCTTTATAGCTCTTGTTGTATCAGTTGTAAGACGTTGAAGAAGTACTCTAAACGGTCTAGTTTGACACATTCCTCGATAGAATGGTGTAGATGCTTTTTACAGAATTTAGTAATGAAATCTCTCTGCCAAGCACTTTTCATATTTATAATGGGTGGCTGGAAGCTGGGATCTAGAATTTTAGTAGCATGTGTGAGACGGATGTATGTATTCAAATCACGCTTAGTCGTGAGAATTTCATCTAGGAGTAGTTCAGCCATTCTCTGTCTAACCTCAATGGTTTTAGAAACCATTATGTCCAAAAATTTGAGATAGGGGATCGAATGTTTCTTAGACTCGAATACCTGCCAATCAGCCAATGGCTCTGTATTCATGTAGTCCGTGAATGTTTGGTACCCCTTTCCACGAATGTAAGAATCGTAAACAATTTCCACATAAGTGAGATCAGATTCAACGTCATGTACAACTTTTGCACATTTAAAGAAAGAACTCATCTACTCACATAAAGAATATATTCTTTAAACACCTAAGTTGCACTCTAAGTGTTCTTTATTTTATGAACAAATGTACTCTACTATCGCAAACAACTCCTTTTCCTATCTCCTCACCATTGATGAGTTTAGGAAAGGCCTACCCGAAGACATAAGACCTTCGTGGATAAAGATTACAACAATCACAATGGTTTCCAACTTCGTTCAAAATATTGACATCAAGCGTCTTCGCAAAGTCTTTGAAGCCATTGGCACATACAAGATGAAGCGTTGTGGCACTGATGGCAGCACCAATGGTGGTTTTGAGTGGAAGCTGAAACCAACAACATTTTACAATCAAGTTACACTGACTTATCACGATTCCTATAGTACTAAGTCTGTCAAAGTTTTTCCCAATGGCTCTATCCAGGTTGCCGGGTGCTGTGATCTCTTTGATTGCAAGCGTATCATTACCCAGCTTATTCACATCTTCAAGGTCTTTTTGAATCTGGAAATCAAAGTTCCAGTTGACTCTTTCAGAGTCGTCATGATCAACAGCAACTTCTCTCTCAACTACAACATCAACCTCATGAAGGTAGCTGATTGGTTCGAAAACTACAGTGACATCTTCAAAGTCTCCTTCGAACCAGATCGCTATTCAGCCGTGAAAATCAAGTTCAAGCCAGCCCACGAGATGAAGGAGATCACATGCAGCATCTTTAGCACGGGAAAGATTATTATCACTGGAGCAGAGACTCTCAAAGAGATTGCTTTTGCTTACAATATCATTAACCAACACATCAATGAGAATCCCGAAATTCGTGTTTCACGAACAGAGGACACTGATGTGTTTGATGTTTTCTTGGGATACAAATGTGAACCTCTTATCCATCATTTGAAGCAAAAAGGATTCAACTCTTGGGTAAAAACGATCACGAACAGACAAATTAATTTCTGATATAATAGTAATTAAAAATGTCGCAGCGACTTGGTATGGCCGACGGACGTTGTTTCACTATCAATACTTCAGCCCAACTTTTCAACAACTATGTGATGAAGCAGAATAGCATTCCTTTTGAGGACAACTATTCTTACAGGCAGCTCCTTCAAAAGCAAGGACCCGAACTCCTTTCCCAGATCCAAGATCAACAGGGTAAGAATGACAAATGCAATAGCTGTGACAAGCCTCTCGTAGATGCCTCCAAGATCTACTAACTGAGCTAAATCACAGGAAAAACTTTAACACCATACTCTAGAATGTCGACATGTGCTATATGCCTCAATGAAGTCAAGTCAACGAGGAACAATCCTCCGATTCGTTGCGGACATGTATTTCATTCCCACTGTCTAGAGAGATGGAAAGCCCAAGGTAAGAACACCTGCCCAACGTGTAGAAGAGTATTTGACGTTTCGCAGTTTAAAGTGGAAGTCACGATTCATAATAATTACACACAAGTTTCTAATGTCGTCTCATTAAACGAGGAGTCTATGCTAAATGTTTTGGATATGTTTGACATATCCTTTGACGCAGATGATGTTCTAGATTTAAACAGTATCCTATCAGACCTTGGGATAGCTCTTGCCGACTTTGATTCCTCTGTCCTTGACGCAGAAAGCTGAGCAGTACTTATCGTAGTCTAATTCTTTATACTTCCTAGACGCAGTACGAGGATCCTTAATTACCTTACCATTCGCATCACCTAAGAGGGGTCCAGTGGCCCAGCCACGCTTGTGACTAAAAACATTAGCCTTGAAAACTATACGTTTTCCAACCTTAAATGGACCAGCCTTCTTAACCCTGTATTCGGGTATCTTAAAGAAACTTGCCACAGACTTAATAGTATCACCAGGCTTAATTTTATACTCGACGACGCCATGTTGCTTGTAAAAGTGGAAGTCACCTTGTCGAATATAATTTGTGGGCCGACCAGACGATACGAACATCATGATCTTATAGTAACCCTTCTTGCATTTCTTGTCCCCATCAACCTTATATACCGACTTGGGGTTGTCCGAAATAACGCGCCTTGGGAGATCTTTACAAGTGGTGTAATCATGTCTGACATTGGATAACCCAGACCGATCACCTGGGATGGATTTTTGCCAACGGTATGCCATGTAATCTCCTACCGCATATGCGTAACAGTTGTTGTTTGGTATACCTTTGTTAGAACCCCAGCGGCGATTTGAAAATTTACTTTCAGACCCACTCAAGGGAAGTTCCTTGGTCTTCTTGGACATCTTATAGTGTAGCTAGAAAAAAATATCAGTTATTAATAAAAATGTTCGCCAACCTTGCCAAGTCTGAAAACAAGTCCGATATCGTGAGGGAGCTCCTCGTCTTTGTGCTCTCCATTCTCATCAGCACCTTCATCCTCCGCCTTGTGTGGAACTCCTCCCTTGTCAAGCACATCACCGTGCTCAAGCCTATCAACTCCATGCTTGATGCTTTCATCCTCTCCATTTCCATCAGGGTAATTGCTGGTCTTGACCGTTAAACTTCGGTATAACCGACGGACTTTTTACCATCTGGATGAATAATGGTTGGAAAACCACTAACACCAGCACAATCATTATTAGCGCAATCGATAAACTCAAACTGTTTACCGGAATTCTTCATAAATTCTAATTGCTTACGAGTCCATCCACAGTCCATGGTCCCATAAACAATCCATTTTTCATTCGAAGTGGCCACCGTAACAGGCTTGTTACCCGTCTCTAAGAGAATGTAGACATTTAGAATGATGAGTATAATCACGAGTAACATTTACAATATTCAGACAATTTAATCACAGATCTTCTTTTTGAGTGCATTGAGGTCATCTTTATCTAACGCATTTACAAACTTATTTACAAAAGTCTTAGCCTTTGGTGTAACCGTCTTGAAACGGCCTCCAACAAACTTAATATTCTTACCAGCCTTTATGGCGTTCCTTACATTTTGGGGTGTCTTCATGTTAAAAGGTTGACCGCGTTCGGACCTCTTCATTCGAGCCTTTTCCGACCATGTTGGCTTAGCGCGGAAACTCCTCTCAGCCTTATTCTTAGCCAAAGCCTTCTCATATGCACCCTTTCTCACATACTCACGCTTCTTACCGTTTACGTCAACAAACGAGTACTTCTGTGGGTTAAGCCGTGCCTGACGTCCAAGTTCTATCTGACGATTGATCTTTTTTTGGAACTTGGCGGCGTACTCTTGCAAGTTCTTTTGCTTAGCTCTATGATACGCCGACTGGCTCTC